GTTTAACTGGGTGGGTAATACGTTAATTCTTTCGCATTGGTCAAAAATAGACAATCCTGCAAACCGTCGATTAATTGAATCGATTGTTACAAGTGCGAATATTTGGCTTAACGGCCTCACAGGTAATCAGGATATTGCAGGTGGTGTTGTTACCTTTGATCAGTCTGAAAACACGATTACGTCATTGATGGACGGGATTGTTAAATTCCATGTAAAAATGACACCATTCTCACCTGCCAGAGATATAGAGTTCGTCATGGAATATAATCCTGATTATCTGCTGAACTTGTTTTCTGAATAAATAATAGGAGGTTGCTTTGAGCAATCAAATTCCTGAGAGACTTATTAACTTTACAGTATACGGTGAGGGAAACCGTATTATCGGTGTTGCTGACGCAAAGCTGCCATCAATTGAGATGATGACAGAAACTGTTAGTGGTGCAGGTATCGCTGGAGAGCTTGAGAGCGGAACGCTGGGGCATTTCAAACCAATGACTGTCTCTCTTAAATGGCGAACTCTGACCTCTGCTGGTACAAAATTATTTCTATCCTCATCGCATCAGGTAGATTTTCGCGGTAGCCAGCAGGTTTATGATGCAGGAACAGGAAAATATAAAACGGTTCCTATTCGGGCTTCAATGAAGCTAAACCCTAAAAAACTGGATTTAGGTTCGCTACAGGTGGCAAAGGCTACTGATTCAGAGAATGAATTTGAAGTTCTCTATATCAAATTATTTATTGATGGAAAAGAAGTCTTGGAAATTGATAAGTTGAACTTTATTTGTATCTTTGATGGTGAAGATATATTAAAAAGCGTTCGTGATGATTTAGGTTTATAAGGTGACAAAATGGAAACCGTTAAATTAAGTAAAGAATATCGTTTTGAAGACTTTGAGCCGGTGACTGAACTCAACCTTGATTTAGACAACCTAAAAGGCAGTGATATTTTAGAGGTATCGGACTTACTGCAATCTCAAGGGCATGTTTCAGTTCAAACATCACTTGATAATAAAGTCCATGCAGCCTTGGCTGCTCGCTGTATTGGCCGTCCAATAGAGTATCTGAATGGATTGCCAGCGAAAGACTTTGTTAAAGTTTGTCAAAAGGTACAGAATTTTTTGCTCTCGTAGGTTTTGATGAGCAAAAACCTATTGATAAGCAAATAATGAGGGCCGCGAGTTCTCTATCTCAATCATCTCAATCAACACCTATATCCTACTGGCTTTCGCTTCGGTTGAGGCGAATCGTCGCATGGATTGATGTGTTTAATGAGGATTAATACTAATGGCCAGCAATAAGAACTTTAAGCTGGCTTTTGAAATTGGCGGCAAAGTTGCCGCCTCTCTCCCCAAAAGTTTTACTACAGCTAATCAGGCTGTTGCTAAATTAAATGCCGAGCTTGCTGGATTAACGAAAGAACATGGGGAAATTCAAAAGCTACAATCTGTAAAAGTAAAGGTTGGACAGACTGCCCTCGAATATCATAAAGCTGCCGCTCGCGTTGAAGAGTTACAGAAGCAAATAAAAAACACGGCCAATCCAACCAGAGCGATGCTTCGTGACTTTGAGAAGGCAAAAACACATTCATCGAATTTACGAGCATCACTACGTTCTCAGCGTGAAGAACTGGCCGCTTTAAAGTCTGCCTATCAGGGAGCTGATACATCTGCCAGAGCTTTGGCCTCAAGAGAGAAAGAGCTTAAAGCCAGCATTGATCGTAATCGTGAGGCTCAGGTCCGTAGCGTTGAGCAGGTTAACCGCTACAGAACGGCTTTGGCTTTAGCCAGAGCAAATGTTCAGCAAGTGAAAAAACAGCAGGAGGAACTTAACCGGGCATTAGAAAAACAACGTATTGATAAAATTAACAGCTATAAAAATGCGTTGGCTGAAGCACGGAAAAATGTTCTTGCAGTAAAACGTGCTCAGGAGGAGTTAAACCGCGCGTTGGAAAGGCAGCGTGAATTGAAGCGAGAGCATCTTGGTGAGGCAAAGAGTCAACTTGTAAGGTCAGGATTACAAACTGGTGCTGTAGCGGCTGGTGCATTTGCTGCTGCTAACAATGCAGCAAATTTCAATCGTGAAAACAAAATGATTGGTCTTACGGCAGATATGAAGCCGGAAGAAGTTCAGGCGATGGGGCAGGCGATGCTTGTTACCGGAACGGCCACCAACCAGTTTGCATCTGATATTCAGGCCGCTCAGGGTTTTCTCGTCGCTGCTGGGCAGGATTATAAAGAGGCTCAGGCGAATCTACTAACTATTGGGCGAACAGCTACAGCTACTGGCTCTGATATCCTCGATGTCTCGAAAGCATCATTTACATTAAGTGACTCATTGAAGATTGATCCATCTCAAATGAAGTCTGCAATGGGGATTCTGGTTCAGGCAGGGAAAGAGGGAAACTTTGAATTTAAAGATATGGCCAAAAATCTTCCTGTGCTTGGTGCTCAGTTCCAGGCATTAAAAATGGGAGGTAAAGAAGCCGCCGCGACGATGGGGGCAGCTTTGCAGATAGCTCGCAAAGGTGCTGCAACTTCGGATGAGGCTGCTAATAATATGAACAACTTTTTGGCGAAAATACTTTCCCCTGAAACACTAAAAAAAGCAAAGAAAAATTTCGGTGTAGATTTATATAAAATTGTCACAACAGCGCAGAAAAAAGGGAAGAATCCATTCGAAGCTGCAATGCATTCTGTCATGAAAATGACTAAGAACGGAGATCAGAAGTTACTTGGTGAGCTATTTGGCGATATGCAGGTTCAGAACTTTGTTCGTCCGATGATTCAAAACTGGAAGGAATACCAGAGAATCAAAGCAACATCTCTTGGTGCTGGAAGTGCTGTTATTGACCGCGATTTTGCCAACATAACGAAAGACAATGCGGAGCGATTGAAACAATTACGTATTCAGGCTAGCAATGCATCATTAAGTTTTGGTCAGGCCTTGCAACCTGCTTTGAATGCCGCGCTTAGTGTTTTGGTTCCGCTGATTACAAAAATTAGTGAATTTGTAGCTAACAACCCCAATTTTGTGTCTCAGATTGTGATGGCGGCAGGTGCGTTTCTAACCATGAAAAGTGTGGTTATAGCGTGTAGGGTAGCTATGCTGGCTTTATCTGTAGCGACAAAGCTAACACCCTTCGGGTGGATTCAGATGGCTATATCTGCGCTGGTTGCCGCAGGAATATTGCTCTATCAGAACTGGGATAAGATCAGAGATTATGCTGTCAGAGTTTGGCCTTCTGTTAAGGAATATACAGTTAAATCGTTTGAAGCTATAAAAAACTTTATCTTAAACTTTGATCTCAATGGATGGATTATATCTATGTTTGGTAAAGCATGGGATTATCTTTCCAACATAAACTGGAGTTCGGCAGGAGTAAGAATTTACAGTACATTAATTAGTGCTTTTAAATGGATGTCTCCGCTTCCGTTCTTAATTAAAGCATTTAAACTTACAACAAATTACCTTTCTGGTATTAACTGGAGCGAAACAGGAAAGAAAATCATAGATACACTGGTATCTGTTTTTATGCGTTTTTCACCAGTTGGACTCTTTATAAGAGCATTCCAATCTGTAACGGCTTATTTGTCTGGAATAAACTGGAGTGAGTCAGGCGCAAAAATAATTGAGACGTTAATCACTGGGATAAAATCAAAAGCAAATGCTTTAATTAATGAAGTGAAAGGCGTTTTTTCTTCTGTACGTGAGTATTTACCGTTCTCTGACGCGAAAAAAGGTCCATTCTCACAGCTAACAAAGTCAGGTGGTGCAATAATGACTACTCTGGCATCAGGCGTTAGCAGGAATAACAGCTTACAGAATGCAATAGCAACCAAGTTCGGGCAATCAAATTTATCACCTCACGGGATATCTGCCGCCGGGACTTCTGGACCTCGCCAGAACGTTAATGCTGTGACTGGTGGAATAACCTATTCACCTGTAATCAATCTTCCGGCTGGTTCACCAAAGGAAACTGAGGCGGCAGCTAAAAGAGCATTAGATGCGGGATATTCTGATTTTGAGAAGAAATTGAGTGCTCATATGTTCCAACAGCGGAGATTAAGTTTTGGATGATTATAGAACGGTTCAAGGGGACTCATGGGATAGTATCGCGTTAAAGTTGTATGGTAATGAGTACCTGTCTTATCTTCTTATTGATGCTAATACTGAGCACCGCTTTACGGTGCTTTTTTCTGCGGGAATTATTCTTAAAGTTCCTGATGCTCCGGTTATGCCAATATCAGTAAACAATTTGCCTCCGTGGAGACGCAATAGTGTTACGTAAAACGCTTTTTGATGTTATATATCAGAATGTAAATATTACCGCTCATATGTCACCTGATGTTTTGTCAATGTCTTATACAGATAATGAAGATGGTCAGGTCGATGATATTTCTATTATATTAAAAAATGATGATGGGAAATGGTCTGGAGACTGGACACCTAAAAAGGGTGATTTTATTGATTTGAGCTTTAAGCCTATAAATCAAATCGTCCTTGAGTGCGGGAAATTCCAGGTAGATGGCATAACTTGCTCTGGACCACCTTCTGTTGTTGAGGTGACTGCTGTTTCTGTTCCTGTTTCATCAGGCATTAGACGCGATTTAAAAAGTAATGCATGGGAAAAAACAACTCTTAAAGATATAGCAACCTCTATAGCTAAATTAGCTAACCTTGAACTGTTGTTTCTTATTGATGGTGATAGTAATCCATATTATGCGCGTGAAGATCAAATGGAGGAAAGCGATTTAAAATTTCTCCATCGACTATGCCAGGATGAAGGGTTGTCGTTAAAGGTCACTGATAGCCAATTAATAATATTTGCTCAAGAGATGTTTGAGCAAAAAGATCCTATCGCTACGCTTACGTTAGGTATTGATGAGATAATCAGATATAGCTTTAGCACACAATCTACAGATTTGTATAAAAGTTGCACGTGCAAATATCGCGTACCTAAAAAAAGAAAGTCGCTTTCGTATACTTGGGTAGATCCATCCGTAGAAGATGGGTCGAATCTTAAGATAAGAAAACTGGTAGCTAATTTAGATGAAGCAAAACGTAAGGCAAAGGCTGCTTTGCGGCTTAAAAATAGATATCAAAATACAGGATCTTTAGTATTGGTTGGAGACACCAGATTGGTAGCTGGTGTAACTATAAATCTGGACGGATTCGGTTCATTTTCTGGAAAATATCTTATATCGAAAGCTGTGCATTCAATTGGGGCTAGTGGTTATACCACCTCGATTGATGTCCGAAGAGTAATTAATGGGTATTAATTATGAATGATTTAGAAACATTATTACGTCAGACTATAAGAGTTGGCGTTGTTTCTGATATTGATGATGGTGATGTTACAGCAAGAGTTACTTTCGATGATCAGGATAACGTCACTTCGGCAAAGTTATCAGTTATTGTGAAAAATACGGATAAGAATGCTGATTACTGGATGCCAGATATTGGTGAGCAAGTTTTGTGTATCTTTCATCCCGCAGGGCCGCAACAAGGTTTTATTCTTGGTAGTTTTTATGATGAAACACAGAAGCCGCCATCTAATACTGTTAATAAACGCGTCATTAGATTTAATAACGGAACTCGTATTGAGGTAGACAGAGAATCTAATTTACTCCTTGTTGATGCTGTCGGAGATGTAACCGTTAAGGCTACAGGAACCGTAACTATTGATGCTCCAGAAACCATCATTACCGGAAATGCTACAGTTGAAGGATTACTAACCTTCAAAGGTGGAATGAAAGGATCTTCTGCTGGAGGTGTTGCAGCTACAATTTCTGGGGATGTTAAGGTTGTTGGTGGTGATATAGATGTTGATGGGATTAAATCTAAAGGCCACCATCACACGGCTCAGGGGGAATACGCTCCGACAACGGAGGCTCAGG